ATATGATGCTTTAGAACGAAATGTCCTAGTTCGTGTGCCAGTGTCCAATTTATACGAGTGTCGGGCTTATCTATGTCATTGTAAATGATAGTATAAGGTTTAGTATTTTGAGTATCGTACAGTATTGCTCCATCATTGCCAAAATTATCTACTAAATCTTGTTTGGAAAAGCTATAGCGTTCCATTAATTTTGAATATCGTTTTATCGTACATTTATTGCTAGAGTTGATTAACGAACGTACGTCAATGGGCATAGTACTTACATTACAATACAATAAAACTTGCCTTGCTTTTTCTTCAGCATAATGAAAGCGAGGCTTTGAAGGTATTTGGTTACTCACTTAATCGTCATCCTCATCATCTGCTAATATGATTTCGACCATCTGCCTTAGTTTCTTTGCTTTTTGAGGGTCTTTAATAAGAGACTTACGAGCCAGCATTCTAATATCAAGATCGTCAAGAACTGGAATTTGCTCGTTCTCGTTTTTATCTAAAAGCGTATTCATGTCAACGTTAAAGAAATCAGCTAGCAATTCTAAAACTTCATATTTTGGTTCTCTGTTACCAGATTCATACATGCCTATTGCGCTTCGCGTAAGGCCTGTTAATTTTGCTAATTCACCTTGTGTTAATCCTTTTTTTAATCTAAGTGTTTTAAGCATGGTGTTAAATGGCATGATAACACTCCTTTCTATTAACTGCTTAAATAATATCACGGAACGTGAATAATAGCAAGAGAAAAACTGAAAAAATGTCACGAAGCGTGTTGACATAGACAAGGTGAAGTGGTATTATAAGCTTAGTCACAAAACGTGACAAAACTGGAGGTGATAAAATGAACGATGCTAAAACTATTGGAGAACGTCTTCTGAAATTGCGTATTTCTGCAAAGAAAACGCAAAAAGAAGTGACTGAAGCCATTGGAATTAGCGTTTCAGCATTAACTATGTATGAAACTGGGAACAGGATTCCTAGAGATGAAATCAAGGTTAAGCTGGCACATTATTATTCTACAAGTGTAGAACGGCTTTTTTATGCCTAATTGTGACACATATCGTGACAACAAAGGGGGCGCAACATGAATAATTTACAAATTTTTAACAGTCCTAATTTCGGTCAGATTCGCACCATTCAGCAGAATGATGCACCGTGGTTTGTTGGAAAAGATGTAGCCGAAATCCTCGGATACAGTAATACTAAAGATGCGATTGCAAAACATGTTGATGATGAGGATAAGCTGGGGGCGCAAATCGCGACCTCAGGTCAAAACCGTAATATGACCATCATCAACGAAAGCGGTCTTTACTCTCTCATCCTCTCCAGCAAGATGCCCAAAGCGAAGGAGTTCAAGCACTGGGTAACTAGCGAAGTTTTGCCGGCAATCCGCAAAACCGGCGGTTACATCGCAGGCAGTGAGAACATGACGGACGCAGAGATTATGGCGAAGGCTGTGCTGGTAGCGCAAAGCACTATCCGGCAGCGAGCGCATTAAGGAGCTGGAAAGCGATGTGGCAGCGGCGAAGCCGAAGGTGCTCTTTGCAGATGCGGTGAGCGCGTCGGACAGCACGATTCTGATTGGCGACCTTGCAAAGATTCTTAAGCAGAACGGCCATCCGATTGGTCAGAAGCGCTTGTTTATCTGGATGCGCGAAAACGGTTACTTGATCAAGCGGCAGGGTGCGGACTACAACAGCCCGACGCAAAGAGCAATGGAATTGGGCTTATTCAAGATTAAGGAAACTGCAATTACCCATGCTGACGGACATGTAAGCGTGTCCAAAACTACGAAAGTAACCGGTAAAGGCCAGGAGTATTTTATCAACAAGTTTTGCGGAGCGTGAGGTGAAAAATTATGCGTGAAGATCCTATCATGAAATACTTGGCTGAAACCTACGGTATTACGCCGGAACAACTGGAAGAAGAACTCAAGAACGCTAAAATCGACATCGGTATTTTTGTAGAACCTTTGGAAGGAGGGGAGCATTATGAAAGCATTTAAGGTTTTTGCTCTGCTGGCCGTGGCGCTGGTGGTTCTGGTCGTTGCGACCGGTGACCGTGCTGTGGCTCTGGCTGGCAAAGCGTATAACTATGTGTGCCCTGCTTACCAAACGGAGCACGTGGCGTATACCGTAAAGCATGGCGACACTCTCTATGGCATAGCTCGTACCTATGCCGGGCATCAAGACCGTTGGGATGATTTAAGAGGCATCATCTGCGACATCCAAGATGCCAACGGCATCGCGGACAGGGACGCACGCTGGCTTGTGCCGGGCAGTGTTATTGTCGTCCCTCTGCAGGTAAGGGTGAATCAATGAGTGCAAAAAGAAAAGTGCCTGCCAGCGTAGCAGCGCTGACAGGCACAAAGGTGGAAAGTGAAACCATCCACCTCTAATTATAACATAAGGAGGCAACTAAATTGAAAATCAAAAAATTGTGGCTGGAAAATTTTAAGAACCATCAGAAATTGCAAATCACTTTCGGAGACCACGCAACCAACATCTACGGTGCTAACGGCGTGGGCAAGACCACCGTTCTGGACGCTGTGAGCTTCCTCCTGTGGGGCAAGGACCATAACGGCAAGGCAGATACCAGCATGCGCCCCTACGGCGCTGACGGCGCTCTGATGCACGACGTTGATACCGTTGTCCGTGCAGAGTTTGATGCCAACGACGACAATAGCCCTATGGCCATGGGGCCGTTTGTGCTCGAGATGGTCTACAAAGAGAAATGGACGAAAATCAGCGGTAGCGATGAGCGCAAGCTCACCGGCAACACCACGGAATATGCCATTGATGGCGTGCCGAAAAAAGCCAAGGATTATGCGGCTTTCATTGACGAGTGGTTTGTCGAGCCTTGGTTCAGCCTGACCAGCAATCCCGGCGCCTTCCCTTCGCTGCCTTGGCAAGAGCAGCGCAAGGTACTGCTCGACCTGCTGGGCGACGTGGCACCGGAGGAAGTCATTGACGCTAACCCGGAGCTGGAGGACATTGCTGAGGACATCGTAAAATTCGGCAGCGACGACCTAAAGGCGAAGCTGGCCAAAGAGCTGAAGATGTACAAAAAGCAGGCTCAGGAGCTGCCTGCCCGCATCGACGAGCGCCGCAAGCTGCTCAGCGGTCTGGATGATCCGGAGACGCTGCGCAAAAAAGCGGAAATCGTTTTAGCTCAATTCCAAGAGCCGCTCGACAAGCTCATGGCTGAGCGTGCAGCTATCATTAGCGGCAGCAATCGCGCTGCCATTGAAGCTAAAATTAGTGAGCTTGAGGCAAAGATGGACGTTATCCGTGGTATTCGCCGCGAGAAGATGGTCAAGGTCAAAGAGCCGTATCTGCTGGCGGCCAACAACATCGACAATGACTGCAAGGCCAAGGCAGAGCAGCTGCGCACCATGCGCCCTCAACTGCTGGAGCTGGACCGCCGCATCAATGCTAAACAGGACATGCTGCAAGATTTGACGACCGAATGGCAGGTTGTGGATGACAGAGTTTTTGAAGAAACCGAGTGCCCCTGCTGTCACCGTCCTTATACGCCTGATATGCTGGAGCCGATGCTGGGACGCTTTAATAACGACAAGGCGAACGAGCTCGCAGAACTTGACCAGAAGGGCATGCAGCTCAGCAAGGAGCTGGCACAGCTGAAAGCTGATAAAGCTGCGCTGGCCATGAAGGTTAACGAGCTGTCCACCTTCGAGATCGAGCAGGCACCGAACCTGCACAGAGACAACAACGATGCCATGAATAAGGCGCTGAGCGAGATGCCGCCGTTGGAAGACTACATCCATCCGGAAACCCATGAGAAATTCTGGGAACTGGCCGAAAGCCTGAGACTCCGCCAAAAAGAGCTTGACACTTGCCGCCTGGACATCAACATCCAGCTGCAGAAAAAGGATGCAGAAATTACCAAGGCTCGTATTCCCGTTGAGCACGCGAAGGAATCCATCCTGAAGCTCAAGCTGGATGCCGAAAATCTCGAAGCAATCGAGCAGTTGGAGAGCGAAAAGAAGAACGTCCTCCTGAAGCAGGGCGAGACTGAATATCGCCTCTCGCTGGTAGATAAATACATTCAGGGCAAAATGGCGCTTGTGAGCGAAAAGGTCAACAGCACCTTCGAAAATGTCCGCGTCAAGCTCTTTGATGTGAACATCTCTAATCATGGTATTCGCGAGACCTGCGAGCTGACTATGGACGGCGTGCCTTATCGCCAGCTGTCCAACGCTGAGAAATGTCACGCAGGCATGGAAGTTATCCGTGCGATCAGCAACAAGCTGAACCTGCATAACCCTGTTTTTATCGACAACCGCGAGGGCATCACCGATATCGGCGAGTGGAACGGACAGGTCATTAACCTGTTTGTTAGTCCCGAGGACAAGGAGCTGAGAGTAGAGCATGAGTGAAGAATGGCAAGTTTTTTGGCTGCTGGCGGCTGCTGTAGCTGTCAGCTGGCTGCTTATATATCACCTTTATGGTGGCAAAAACAAAGGAGGACAATAAGACAATGGCAGAAGAAAAACAATTAGTTAACTATGAGGTAAACATGAACAACGCGCGTGGTTTGGGTGCGCTGATGAAGCTCTCGGAGCAATTGGCAGACGCAACCATCATTCCGGAAACCTTCCAGAACAAACCGGCTAACGTTCTTATTGCGCTCAACATGGCGCAGCGCCTTAATGCAGATCCGCTGATGGTGATGCAGAATATGTATATCGTTTATGGCAATCCCAGCTGGAGCAGCAAATTCCTGATTAGCTGCTTCAACACCTGCGGTCGCTTCAGCTCTATTAAATATGAGTTTTTTGGAACTCCTGGACAGGACGATTACGGCTGCCGTGCATGGGCGACGGAATACGCGACCGGCGAGCGCGTCCAGGGCATTGATGTTACTATTGGCATGGCCAAGGCGGAAAATTGGATGAGCAAAAAAGGTAGCAAATGGCAAACGATGCCGCAGCTGATGCTGCAGTACCGCGCCGCTACCTTCCTGATTCGCACCGTGGCACCGGAAATCAGCATGGGCCTGCAGACTTCGGAGGAGCTGACGGATGAGCACGAGCTTAAGCCTGCACAGGGCTTTGTAGCTCAGGCGGCAGCTATCAAGAGCGAGGCTGCAGCCATTGCCGAACGTGCCCAGACGATTGATATGCCTGCTACCGCCGCAGAGGTTCAGCCTGCCCAAGAGCCTGCTCCGGTAATGCAGCAAGCGCCGCAGGCTAAACGCGGTCCTGCATGGGCAAGTAATGATTGAGGTTGAGGCTATTGCTTCCTCCAGCAACGGCAACTGCTACCGCTTAACCAGCGGCACGCATGAGCTTCTGCTGGAGGCAGGCCTTCCTTTTAAGGCTATCAAGGCGGCCGTAAAATACCAGCTGGGCAGGCTGGATGGCTGCCTTATCAGCCATGAGCACGGCGACCATAGCGCCAGCGTTGCGCAGCTTATCAAGACCGGCGTCGACGTTTATATGACTGCCGGTACAGCTGCGGCTTTGCGCGATAATGCTAAGGGCGCAAGCATCTTGCTGTCTGACGAGCAGGGCTGCTACAGAGCACGCTCGATCGGCTCTCGTTACTGGACGATTAAGCCGTTCCGCACCTTCCACGACGCTCAAGAGCCTGTAGGCTTCTTGATTAGCGACAAGGACGACATGCTGCTCTTTGCGACGGATACGTATGCCGTACCCTGGCATTTTAATGTATTGAGCCAGGTTATGATTGAGTGCAACTATCTTCCTCAGCGTGTAGACGAGCGTGTTGCCGCCGGAGCTATCAGCTTTAAGCAGGCTCATCGTCTGCTGGACAGCCATATGAGCCTTGATGCGTGCTTAGACTTTTTTAAGCACAACGCCAAAGCAATGAGCTATTGTCGCCAAATCTTCCTGCTGCATGGAAGTCGTGAGAATGGTGACCCGAAGGTGTTTAAGGAAGCGGTTCAGCGTGCCACGGGAAAGCCGGTGATTGTATGCGCTCCTTAAGACGCAGGCAGTTAATAAAATATGTCGCCCTTTTGGCCAGCTTAAGAGCTGCCAGAAGAACGAAGTGGAATAGGTAGAACATCATGGAATGTCATAGCTTTGGAGTGGAGCTGGCAACAAAATACGGAATAGCTGAAGCTCTGCTCCTTGGCTATTTCAGGTATTATATAGAGTCAGCTGAAAAAAGACAGGATCAAGATAAATTCCACGACGGTAGATATTGGACTTATGCCAGCACAAGAGAGCTGGCAAGACGGTTTCCGTATATAAACAGGACAAAGCTTCTTAGAGCTATCCAACATTTGACTGATGAAAAACTGATTACCAAAGGCAATTTCAATAAATTATCTTGGGATAAAACGGCGTGGTATTCTCTGACCGAAAAAGGCCTTCAAGAATTAGAGGTGGTTCAAAATGAACCGAGGGTGGTTCAAAATGAACCGAGGGTGGTTCAAAATGAACCGAGGGTGGTTCAAAATGAACCGACAATACCTATTCTATCCACCTATTCAATCAACCTAGGTAGTAGTGGTAATAAGCAAACCAATAGCGCCGAACAGGTTAACGAGGAAGCAAACCGCTATCCCGGAACCAAGTACGACCAAGCAACATACAGCGATGCTGTCAGCGCTTATGAAAAGCATATCCAAACTCCGTTGACTGCTAACATCGTTGATGAGGTTTGTGCTATGGTTGATGATTGGGGCCTTGAAGCTGTCAAATATGGCTTTAAAACTGCTGGCAGGAATGGCGTGCGTAAACTCAATTATGTTGAAACGTGCGCCAGGAATTATGTCACTAACAAAGATAAACCTAAAAAGATGCGTGCTCAGGGCAAGCCCAAGAACGATGTAGCGGGCACCGTCGAAGCAGCGTTAAAGCTTTTGGGGGTGAGTGAAGATGAATGACCAAAAAAGCAGAGCAAAAATCTTGGGGACGATGTTCGGGGCCTATGGGCAGGCGAACGACGCTCAAAGGCTTGCAGCGTACATCACCGTACTGAAGGATATACCTGACAACGTCCTCGGCGGCGCCTGCAAGAAGCTCATGCTGGAAAGCAAGTTTCTCCCCAGCATCGCGGAGATTGTCGAAGCCAGCAGAAGCCTGCTGGGAACGGCAGACGATGCGAGTCGCGTCCGTGAATGGGCAGAAGCCTGGGCGGAGATTGAGAAGGCGATGCAGCGCACGCCTTGGGGACAATATCCAGTCTTCAGCCGTCCTGAAATAGCGCAGGCTGTTGCGAGTTTTGGATGGCATGACCTGCAGCTGACGCTGGCAGAGGACATGCCTACTGTACGCGCTCAGGTCCGCAGAATGTACGAGGACGTATGCAGGCGTACTAAAGAGCGCAGCCACAACGAGTACGTGCTCGGCAAGAGCAAGACAGGCCTGCTGCCGCCGTCTAACGGAGCCAATGACAGCTCTGAGCTTGCACGGCGCAGCGAGATTAAGCTTGTGCGCCAGAGCAAAGGCATGGAGCATATCGACTCTATCGCTCTTGTGTCGCAGGCTGTAGGCGGCATGACCTTTGCTGAATGGCGCGCTAAAAGAGGCAACGGCAATGAATAAATCTGAATGCAAGGGCTGCACGCAGCGCCGCGTCGGCTGTCACGCTCATTGCGAGAAGTACGCCGAATGGCGTGCCGAACTAGATAAAATCAACGCCTGTATCCGGCGTGAGCGTCAAAAAGACAGCTATGTCATCGACGCCAAACGCGAGAGCTTAAATAAGCAGGCGAACCATTATAAAAACCTAGGTTTTAGAAATCCAACCAACAAATGATATATAAATTTAGCCACCCGCGGGCAGCAGCATAACCCTGAACCGTGAAGTATATACAAGCAAGCACAAAGAAGTATCGGGAGGCCGGTAGCGCATTCGCCTCCCGCCCTGGTGGGGGCAGCTTGAACGTATGAAAGGAAGTAGATAACATGTTACTTTGGAGAGCCATAAGCCTTCAGGAGCTTTACGCCTTTGAAAGAGGCGAAGTCATCAAACCCAAAAATGATGTAACGAAACAGGTAAACAGCTGGGAAGAACCGGTGTTGTGCTTTTTCGGGACTTGTAACAACGCACTGCATTGGGCGAGCCCTATTTATGGCCATCAATGTGTCGCAGGCTTTGAAGTAAGCCCGCTGGCCGTAACTGCCGGCTGGGGAAGATATCCGGACCTGTCGATGCTGGATGAAAAAGAAATCGGTCGCGTTTTTGTGAAAGAGTACGCAGTAAAAGCTTACTCAAAAGCCATTGCTAAATGCGTTAAGCAAATCTGCTTCGATCAAGTCTGGTTTGTCAAGGACTACAAGGGCATCGCGAAAGCAGCTAACGTTGATGTTTACGATTCTTACGACGACCTTTGCGATAGCAAGACGTCGCTGGATATTTTGCAAAAGCTTACGTCAAAGGCGGCAATGTCATGAGCAGTACGAGAAAAATGAAAAGAATAATGCTCAAGGAGTGGGCAAGGAAAGGCAAAAAGCCAGCCGAGGAGATAGCCAGAGCAGCTAAGCTGGAAATGCAGGATGTACAGGCGAAAGCAGCTTCCTTCGGCATGGACGTTCTGGGCGCTATGGCCATGGCCATCATCAATGATTATGGCAAAATGAAAACCCGCTCCAGCCGTCTGGTGACGCTCCTTGAGATAGTAAACAAGTATTACAATGCAATCCAGAAAGGTGAGCTTACGCAGGAACAGAAAGATATCTACCATGAGTTTGCGGTGACCTTTGCGGAGCGCTGGAAGGATTACGACGGAAAGGATGAGCACAATGGAAAATGCATGCAAAGTAAAAAATAAGGTTTTTGACGTATATTGGTGGAAGCTGTGGCTGAAAGCTTATGGCCAGCGCCGCAATCAACGCATCACCTATGCCATGCATCAGGTGGCTGGTGCTTTGGCAACTGCACGCGCAGCGGCTCTGCGCACGCCTCCGAAATTTGCGCTGTATCGCCGCGCAGAGCGTGAGCTGAGATGGTAAAAGCCGGGAGCAAAGAGCCGGGGCTGAGCAAAACGCGGCAAGAGCGTGACCGTCAGGGGCTGTGCTATCAATGCGGCAAGCCTACGAGCATCAACCCCATAACAAGGGAGCCCTATAAATACTGCGACTATCACCGCAGCATCAATAACCAAAACAGCAAGAAATACAAAGCGCAGCTCCCTAAAAAGCACAGATCTGCCGGCGCAGGCACCGATGGGCTGCTTAGCAGATACCGGCCTAACGTGGCCAAGCGCTATATGCATCCATGTCCGGGGTGCGGCATCGAGGTGCATAAAGATTTTTATTACTGCCCATGGTGTGGGGCGGAACTCGAGAAGGAGAAATGACAAATGAAGCGTTATGTAAGATGTGCCCATTGTGGTGATGAAATCGACACTGTAAAGGACGGCTATTATGCATGTCGCGACAATTATCTGCAAGTCAAATATTTCGAGGAGGAAGATGGCTCAGACAATATCTTTTGCTCGAGAGATTGCTTTTGCGAGTCGCTGATGCTGGAATGGGAGCACAATGAGCAGCGTGAGGATGGCGAAGAGGATGAAAGAGAGCAGGAATTGTTTTAACGAAGGAGGAATAAATTATGTTAAAATCCTATAATCCTATCAAGGCTTGTGGCCAACATCATAGCGTTGAAGCCACCTATATGATTGATACAGCTCAAATCATTGTACGCCTCCCGGTAGGAAACGAAGACGTAGGCCTAGGTGCGCTGGGAAACAGCGCCATTATTGACTCTGACAGGGTTTGCGACCTGGACGGATCAGGTGAATTTGAAGATATCAAGCTCATCGGCGTTGAGCGCCTGGACTACGATGCCCAATTGGATGAATTGATTGGATTTCTTGGCAACGGGAAAATGGTTAATATTGAAGGCTATAACATCAGAGATTATCTGGTTAAGGTTGAAATTATCAAGGTTGATGAGGGAGAACGCTTATGACGCGCATGCAAAAAAAGAACCCTGAAACCATCATCCAAAATCAGGTGCGCGAAGCTTTGCGTATGGACGGCTGGTTTGTTATCCGCCACCAGCAGGGCTTAGGCTGCCATCCTGGCTTGTCTGACTTGACGGCCATTAAGGACGGCCGCACAATCTACATTGAGATTAAGACGCCGCGCGGTTATCAGAGCGACCGGCAGAAAGAATTTCAGCATGATATCGAGATGCACGGTGGCACATACGTGCTGTGCCGCGGTTTGGAGGATATTCAGCCGTTCTTGACACGTACTATGAGACTGTTTTAGGGGCGCAAGATGAGCCTAAAAAGAAAATTTAAAAGAAATCATTTTTCTGTAAATAATCTTCCCAACGAACGTAGTTGTGGCGTTTGTCATGGGAAGATGGAGCTGAAAAAAGTCGGTGAAGAATTTAGGTATATTTGCGGGTGTGGACGTGAAAAGAAGGTGAAAACTTGATTACAAAATATGATCTGCGTAAATGCAAGTATTTAAAATTAGAGATGATTGATTTACAGGACCAGTTGAACGAACTGGTCAGCATGATGACATCGCCGCGAATTTCACAGCTAACAGGAATGCCTGGAGGTGGCAATGGTGGGCGTGACAATACACCAAACACTATTGCAAAGGTTGACGAATTGTGTAGTCTGTATAACGAAAAGTTTGATGCATTGGTAAGTTTGCAGCAGAAAATTGAAAAAGCAATCGAACCTTTATCTGCAGAAGAGCAGATGATACTGAGAATGCATTATTTCAGTAACTACACATGGGAAGAAGTGGCGAGGCGTATGGGACGCAGTTTAAGGACGATATATCGTCTTCATGAGCAGGCAAAACAGCAAATTTTTCAAGACGATAAAAGAGGAAGCGATAGTTCAATAAATTAAAAAGTAAAAGAAGATATAGAATGCTAGTACTAAATGTGGTAAAATAATATCGAGAGTAGTAGTTTGATTTTCGATAAATATTACACAATTATCATTGACTAGTGGTAATTAGTTTGGTAATATATTAGTAACGGCAATCCCCCCACCACTCTTTAGAGAGCAGACTAGTTCTGAGCGTGGGGGTTTTTATTTTGGAGGAAAATATGAACGAGCCTAAAGCATTGTCTAGTGAACAATTATTAAACCTTTTCAAAGAAAGAGAAATGGTTGTAG